GGTAGCAAGATACGGATCAGCAGGAGTAGAACTAAAGAACTTGTAAGAGGGGAGCAAAATGGCGGCGGATAACGAACACCGTTTAGTAAGTAAAGTAATACGAGACCGAGACATTATCCCTGCGTTACAACGAGGTGTAAATGATGCATGGTTCTTAGACGATGATAATAAAAGAGTCTGGGCTTTTGTTCGTAAACATTATGCAGATTACAGCGAAGTACCTACAGCAGTAACTGTTAAAGATCATTATCCAAACTTTAAAGTATTAGATGTAGAAGACACAGTAGATTATTTATTAGACACGATGGTTGATTTCCGTCGTCGACTACTTACTCGTCAAGGTTTAGAAACAGCAATTGAACAACTTCAAGGAAACAATCACGATGCTGCTTTAATTGCAATGGAAGCAACTATTGCCAAAGTTAATGAGCAAGGCATACTTGGAATTCACGAATTAGATTTAACAAAAAATACTGAAGAACGGTATAAAGAATACAAAGCATTACAAAATCAAGAATTTTTAGGAATACCAACTGGTTTTACAAAAATTGATGAAGCAACTGCTGGATTACAAGGCGGACAATTAATTACAATCATTGCTCCACCTAAAACTGGTAAGTCTCAAATTGCATTAAAGATGGCAATTAATGTTCATCAGCAAGGCTACGTACCAATGTTTCAATCTTTTGAGATGAATAACCATGAACAACAACAACGTCACGATGCTATGCGAGCAAACATTTCTCACGGACGTTTACGTAGAGGAAAATTATTACCAGCAGAAGAAGATCGTTATGTAGATATTTTGAATGCTATGGAAAATGAAAGATCTTTCCATTTAATAGATGCAGTAAACGGAATTACTGTTTCTGCATTAGCAGCCAAGATTGAACAAACAAAACCAGATATTGTTTTTGTTGATGGTGTTTATTTAATGCTTGATGAAATAAGTGGTGAAATGAATACACCGCAAGCCATTACAAATGTTACCCGTGCCTTAAAGAGACTTGCACAAAAGATAAATAAACCAGTAATTATTACTACACAAACTCTTCTATGGAAAATGCGTGCTGGAAAAGTTACTGCAGATTCAATTGGTTATTCTTCTTCATTCTTCCAAGACTCGGATGTAATACTTGGTCTTGAACCAGTAGAAGAAGATGAAGATATTAGACTATTAAAGATTGTTGCAAGCCGTAACTGTGGTCCAAGTGAAACTGCTTTAACTTGGCGTTGGGAAACTGGTTGTTTCCACGATGAAGAACAGATGTTGAAATGTAAGTTCTGTACCGACTGGAGCAGAGTGTGATAGATGTAGAACGTGTGTTAATTTCTTTAGAGTTACAACTGTTTGCTCAACGTGGAGCAGAGGTAAACGGTCTTTGTCCCATGCATAAAACCCGAACAGGAAAAGAAGATCATCACCCATCTTGGTGGATTAACTCTGAGTCTGGTGCACACATATGTTTTTCTTGCGGTTATAAAGGAAACATTTATACATTAGTTTCTGACATTAAAGGAATTAATTATCATGATGCTCGTGATTATGTAAACGATAAAGAAGATATGCCAATTGATTCTTTAATGAAACGTATTAAAGAGTTACCTCAATATGTACAGGCAGAACCAGAACAGATACCTATGTCAGAGGCTCGACTTGCTGTGTACACAGACGCACCAGATATAGAACTAAAGAAAAGATTTTTAAAACGAGAGTCAGTAGATGTTCATGGAGTTAAATGGGATATAAAAAATGAAGCATGGATTTTACCTATCAGAGATCCAGACAATGGAACGCTGTGGGGATGGCAAGAAAAAGGAGCCCGTGGTCGGTTCTTTAAGAATCAACCAGTGGGTGTAAAAAAATCTAAAACTGTTTTTGGAGTTCAAATAATAAATTTAAAAAAAGAATTACTTATTGTTGAATCTCCATTAGATGCAGTTCGTCTTACTGGATTAGGACACAATGCAATTTCAACTTTTGGTGCAATCATAAGTGAAGATCAAGCAAAAATTATGCGCCGTGTTTCTAAAATTATAGCGGCACTTGATAATGATAAGGCTGGCCACGTTGCTAACGAACAGATGCGAGGTTTCTCTAGAAAGTATGGAATGGAACTTTCATATTTTAATTACACAAACATTGATGTTAAAGATGTCGGAGATATGACTGAAGAAGAAATTGAACGTGGAATACAAACTGCAAGAACATCTATTTTAGGAAAAGCGGCTTACCTATGATGGATCTAAGAGATAAAAATCAGCCATTAGAAGTTTGTATTTGCGGATCTTTATTGTGGAATGTAAAAGCAATGTTTGAAGATGGCGAAATATCTTTGTATATGTTAGATATGGAGTGTGCTTTGTGCGGTGCATTAGCAACTGCCCCAACGCCAATAGATAATGTTTAAAGGAATTTTGAAACCTTATCAACCAGAGGCAGTAGACAAAATGGTGAATAGTAAAAAGATGCTTGTTGCTTATGAAATGGGTTTAGGAAAAACCTGTATGACTATTGCAGCCTTAGAAAAATTAAAAGAAAAAGGAGAGTTAACTAAACCTATTTTAGTAATTGCTTTATCTAGTTTAAAGTATCAATGGGAAAAAGAAATTCAAAAGTTTTCTGATGCAAGAACCGCAGTTATAGATGGATCAAAAAATACTAGGTTGATTAGTTGGGATAGAGAACTTAGCGGAGTACGATCTCCAGATTATATTATTTGCAATTATGAAACCGTTGTTAACGATTGGGACTCTATTAAAGATGAAGATTGGGGAGCGGTAGTATGCGATGAAGCCACAGCAATCAAAGGATTTAGATCTAAACGTTCAAAGGCTGTTAAAAAACTATCAGCAGATGTTCCTATTAGGTTTGCTCTTACTGGTACACCAATTGAAAATGGTAAACCAGAAGAGTTATATAGCATTATGCAATTTGTAGATCCAAAATTACTTGGAAGATTTGATTTATTTGATCAAACTTTTATTGTTAGAAATCATTTTGGAGGTGTTCAAAGATATAGAAACTTAAACATATTCCATGAAAAAATGAAAACGATTTCTGTTAGAAAAGTTCAAACAGATTTAGATGTGGCCCCTTATTTACCAGACACCATTCATTTAGATCCAATAAAAATTTCTTTAGATAGTAAATCATCTTTACTATATAACTTTATTGCTGATGAACTAAGTCAAGAACTGTACGAAGCACAACAGTTGTTGGGTGCTAGTTTTTCATTAATTGCTCATTACGGTCACGATAGTAAACCTGGAAATCAAGCAGATATGTTACGTGGATCTATCATGTCCAAAATAACTGCACTAAGAATGGTATGTGATCATCCAGAACTGTTATTAGATAGTGCTGCAAAATTTGAAAAACAAGATGGAGATGGAAGTGCATACATCTATGGATTAAAAGACAGAGATCTATTACAAGACTTAATCAAACATCCAAAGTTAGATATATTAAAAACCTATGTGTTAGATCATTTAGAAACAGATCCAGAAGCAAAAGTTGTTATTTTTACTTCTTATGTAGGTATGTTATCTAGGATTCAAGAAGTTGTTGGCGGAACTTTATATACTGGAAATATGAATGCTAAAGAAAAAGAAGCAAGTAAAACAAAGTTTTTAACTGATCCAGAATGTCGAGTATTTATTTCATCAGATGCTGGTGGATATGGCGTCGACTTACCAGTAGCAAACTTATTAGTAAATTATGATCTACCTTGGTCTGCAGGGTTAGCCGTTCAAAGAAATGGCAGAATAAAACGAGCCTCAAGCAGATGGCCAAGCATTGTAATACAGGATTTGGTGGTGGCTAATTCAATAGAAGAACGTCAACACGAAATGCTTCAGCAAAAAAACGCTGTTGCAGATGCAGTACTTGATGGAGCAGGAATCAATTCTAAAGGTGGAATTGACCTAACCGTAGGAAGTCTGATAGGTTTCCTACAGAAGCAACGACCTTGAGGGGGTTAACATGGCAAGAGTAAAAGAAGAACAATCACGAGTTGCTGGTCAAGATGACTTTGAAACACAGGCTCGTCAATACATATTTGTAAAAAAACAAATGGAGTTTTTTGAATCTGAACTAAAAAAACTTAGAGAACAAATATTTGAACACGTAGATACCTCTGGTGAAGTTGACGGTAGCGGTAATCTATTTGTTGAACTTCCTTCTGAAATTGAAGGAGTTAAAACAATTCAAAAACAACGCAGAGTAACTCGTAAAATAAATCCAGAGATGGCAGACAATGTAATTATGTCTAAGGGTCTTGAAAATGAGTTGTATAAAACTATTCAGATCATTGATGAAGATGCTTTGATGGCTGCTTTGTATGAAGGAAAGTTAACCGAAGAAGAAATAGAATTAATGTATCCAGAAAAAGTTGTTTGGGCTTTAATACTAAATAAGAATTAACCATGGCTGGATTACGGGGAAACGATGAGATAGAGGCAGCCTTTGCCGATCTTGAATATATTCCTGGTTCTAAAAAGAAAAGAAGAGAAATAGATCCAAAAGTTTCTCGCCGTAAAAGCGGTGAGAGTAATGGTTGGGATTCAAACCCAATTATTAAAACATTAGCGGGTAAAGAGACTCAGGTGTTTACTATCGGTGCATTAGCACAAGCGTTAGAAAAAACCATTGTCACAATTCGCTTATGGGAACGCAAGGGGTTTATTCCCCGTGCACCGTATCGACTTCGGTCTAAGACTGTAAAAGGTCAAAAGACTGGGGGTAATAGGGTGTACACAAGAGCGTTAATTGAATCTGCTGTTGAAGAGTTCAACAGGCGGGGCTTGATAGGAACTGCTCGTGTAGAGTGGAATCAACACGACGATTTGACCGAGGCTTTAATACAGCGTTGGAAAGAAACAATAAACCAAGAGAGCCAGTAGTAATTAAATTTGTACAGCGATACAAATATTCTCCGTGCCTCATTACCGAAAGAAGAAATAAATGCCAATAACAAAACCAACAGATGCACATTCATCTGCGGCTTCATCTATGTTGGATGAAGACAATGAAAATGCTATGCCTAAAGTAGGCACCACAGTTCAACAGGGCTGGGATGCTTTTGATTCACTTTTAAAGTCAGATAATCAAGGTGATTATCCAATTGACTTTAAATTCTCTGAGGAGCCAGTGCTTGTTAAGTTCCTTGAAGATCAACCGTTTGCTTCATACGAACAACACTGGATTGAACGCCCAAAGGGTAAAAAATCTTTTGTTTGTCTAGGAAACAACTGTCCATTATGCGATGTCTTAGGTGACAAGCCTCGTGGAAAGTTTGCTTTTAATGTAGTTGTATTAACTGGTGAAGCACAAGGATTACAAATCTTAACTGCACCACCAACACTTGCTCGTTTGATTCGTAAGGCTCATGAAGATGAGCGCAAAGGACCTCTTTCAAAAGAGTTCTGGGAAGTTTCTCGC